ACAGGCTATAATAAAGGAAAGGGTTATTGGACTGATAGTGGCAGTGAGGATACTAGTGATGGTGAAAAAGGAAGTGTAAAAGATACCTTTGGAAATACACATGCTACTGCTACAACAAATCTTGCATTATAGTTTTGATGATGGCAACTTATTATATCTCCATCAAAATCTTGCCAATTATCATAAAGCAAACTAGACGGTGCAGGAGGGTGCATACCTTTTTCTATTGCTCCAGGAAAAGGATATTTTATTGCACTTTTATAGTCTAAAGCATTATGCCCTAATACTAATACCTTATTACTTTTTTTTAGTTTTTTTAGCTTTTTTAGGTTTTTCAATTTCTTTTCCATCTTTATCACATCTTACACAGCCATCTTTAAGATAAGCATCAATTCCTTCCTTACTTATACTTTCCGATTTACCAAAAACACTACCATCTTTTCTTTTAAAATATATATGACTCATAATTCCCCTATAATTTAGAGGGGGGATGCCCCCCCTCTAATATTAATTAACTATCTTTATGGATTAGTTATCTGAACTAATTGCTTTGGAACAGCAACAAGACCACCATAATAAGTATGAGTAGCCACTTTTGTTCCTAAGAAATCAACAGAATACTGTGATACCATTTTAGGTTTTTGTGAATAAGCCAAGAAAATATTACTTGGTTTAAATATACAACCTAAAACAGTATTAGTAGCAGTTGCAGGTGTGCCAGTACCAAATTCATTTGATACATATACAGGCATACCAAATAACGATCCTAATAGACCTGTTTTGAACAAATATTGATCTTTTACATAATCTGCATTTGTAAATACATCTAATTGACTCAAATCATTTACCACATTAGGGTGAACAGCCATTACAAACCCATCAGCAGGATCAAGTCCATTGTCGTGCATAGTCTGTAATAACAATCCACATTCTGCTTTGTCTATTGCACTATCAGCAGCAACAGAATGTTCAGTATAAGCAGAATTATATGTTTTATACAAAGATGCAACATAAGTTTCTATTTTTTTACCTAACGCATATCCCATAGCCTCTACATGCATAGATAATAAATCAGGATTAGCTTGTATTTCTACAATATCAGGATAAATTCTTGCATAATAAGCCATTTGATTAACACTTAACGAACCCTTTGTGTCATTAGGTGCAGAATAACCTATTGCAGCCGCAGCATTTGTAAATGAGGAAATAGTTGTAGTAGTAGCAGTATTTTCTGTTACTCTTGGAATATTAATAGTATCCCCTGCGTTTTTAAGTAATGGACTAACATCCTTAACAAGATTTGCTAATACAAATCTTTTTTGGATATAATTTTGGACAGCCCCTGACCATAGTTCAGGTACAAAATCATCAGCTCTAACACCTGATGCTCCTATACCAGTAATAGTTGTTGCCATTTAAGACTCCTTTATTTTTTATTAAAATTACTTACAATTTGCGACCAATTTGCCCTTCTTTCGTCTGCATCCATTTTAGTCCAATCCCCATCAAATGATTTTGTAGGAATTGAACCTCTAGCAGGTGCTTCAGTAGGTGCATTTTGAGCTATTAAACTCGCAGCAAATTCTAAAGTTTCTAAATCTTTATCTTTAAATTTATCACGCTGTTCTTCAGGAAGTCTATCAAGTAATTTTTGCTTTCTGGCATCAACCATAGCCTCATACTTTTCTTTATAAGGACTTAAATCATTAACCTGAGATTCAAATTTCTCTGCCAATGTTTTAAACTCTTCTTTTTCCTTTAGTTTGACATTTTCTTGCTCTTCTAACTTTGATTGTAGTTTTGCAAGTTGTGCCTCAGCGTCTTGACTCCTTTGTCTGTACTTTTTGCTTTCTGCAATTAACGATCCTACATCTGGAGTTTCTGTAGGTGTTTGCGGTGTAGTTCCCTCACTAACTGTTTCGGTTGCTACTTGTGTTTCTTCGGACATACTGCCCTCCTATTTTTGACTAAAAAGTGTTCAAAATATGGTGGTATATTAATAATAATTTGACTAAACCACACTATATATAGTGTAATAAAAGAAAATTTATCTTAAATTGACTTGCCTTGAATATGTCAAAAAATCAAGAATTTATTAAAGAGCATAAGGAGAAATGGTTTGACTTTATAAACTATGTTCCCCATAATGGTCAAAAGAAATTGCACTTTCCAAATAAGGATTGGAGGTTCTGCGTTGCTGTATGTGGTAGGAGATGGGGTAAGTCAGTAAGTGCTTCGGTTGAGGCTCAAATCGTACTTTCGCAGTCTAACAAAAGAGTTTGGTGTGTTGCACCGACTTACGATGGTTCGGAAAAGATTTTTAGAGAAATTTGGCACAAGATGGTTGTTGAGAAGGCGATGCCGACAACAAGAGCCTCATACAAAGACCAATACATCGAGTTTGAATGGGGAAGCACAGTTGAAGGTAAGAGTGCGGATAAGCCTGACAGCTTGGTTGGAGAAGGTTTGGATTTACTTATACTCGATGAGGCAGCCAAAATTAAAAAGAAGACATGGGAGATGTATTTACGACCGACTCTTTCTGACCGCAAAGGGTCTGCTCTTTTCATTACAACGCCCCAAGGCTTTAACTGGGTATATGACCTATACCTTTTGGGACAAAAAGATGAAATGTGGCACTCGTTCAATAGTCCAAGCCATGAAAATAACTATGCTTACCCTGATGGTAATAGGGATTCCGATTTACTTGAAGCTAAGCGAAATTTGGCAAAAGAAGTATTTGATCAAGAGTATGGTGCGAAGTTTACTTCCTTCGCAGGTAGGGTTTACCCTTTTGATAGGAATCTTGATATGGGGCATTTTCCTTACGATCCTGGTTTGCCTACTTTTTGTAGTATAGACTTTGGATTTAGACAACCTGCTGCGTTATGGTTTCAAACCTATCGTGAAGAAGGGCTTTGGCATATAAGGATTATAGACGAGATTATACATGAAACAGATATTAAAACAGATGACTTTGCAAATAGGATTAAGTCAAGGAATTACAAGTATGTTACTTATTATGGCGACCCAGCAGGTGGTCAAGCACAGGGACAAACAGGTTTAGGAGATATAGAGATATTTAAAAGACATGGAATAATAGTGAAGACTATAAGAGATAAAGTCTCTAGGAAGATAGAGGCAGGTGTTTCTCATGTTAGAGGCTTTATTGAAAATGCTGAAGGCAAAAGATTTCTTCATGTACACAATCAATGTCATGGTATTGCTGAGGATTTAGAGAATTATCGTTATCCTGAACCAAAAGAGGGTTTTCCTTTAAAACCTGACCCTGTAAAGGATGGGTATCACGATCATGGTTGTGATGCTTTGAGATACTTTTTCATAAATAGATTTCCAATCAAAAATAGAGAAGTGAGGATATTACAAAGATGATTGCACACGAATTAATACAAGAATCGCTTAAAAATGAGAAACTTCGAATAGCGAAGAATAGAAGAGATGAAATTAGGCGTATGGTTGATTATTATACGGACACAGAGACAGATAAATATATAGATCAACACTTTGCATCAAGTGCATTTCGTGAGATACCGCCTTATTCTGTGAATATAACTAGAAGATTTATTAATAAGATGTCAAGAATTTATACTCTTGGAGCGGATAGGAATGTAAGCGATGAATACTTATTCCTCACACGCAAAAAGAACGCAAGAATGAAACACATTGAGAGGATGACTAGGCTTGTTGGAACGATTGCGAATAGAGTTATGTTAAAAGAGGATGCGAATGGAACTTATTTTGAATACAGACCAATCTATTATTATGATGCGTTTTTTGATGAAGACCCATTTTTGCCGATGGCGATTACTTATCCGCTCCTGCTACCAGTAAATGATCCATCTAATGTTGATAAAATGCACTACGCTTATTGGGATGATGTACATTATGCTGAATATGATGAAGATGGTAATATTGTTATGCAATATGAGCATGGATTTGGTATGTTGCCATTTGTTTTTACTCATAGAGAAGATCAAATAGACTCGCATTTTGTCGAGGGAGCTAACGACATTATTAATGTAAACGAGCAAGTAAACATTACTATGACTGAGATGCAACTTGGTTTAAGGTTTCAAATGTTTGGACAGCCTGTAACTACAGGAGCAGATATAGACAAGAATGTTACAAGGACAGGCTCTGATAGTATATTAGGCTTACCAGAGGGTGCTACATTTGATATAGTAGCTCCACAAGGAAATATTGACTCTGTAATTGATAATGTTAAGTTTCAGATAGAATTAGTAGCACAAAATAATCATCTTTGGATACATTGGGCAGAACAAGGTGGTGAGATGCCATCTGGTGTAAGTCTTATGATTAAAGACTTAGAAAGAACTGAAGATTACATGGATGACATTGATCTTTGGAGAATGTACGAAGAAGAACTTTTTGTTGTAGAAAAAGCAGTTGCCAAAGCGAATAATATTGGAATATCTAACAAATTCGGTGTAAATTTCATTGAACCTGAGTATCCACAATCGATACAGGATCAAATTTTATGGAATAACTTTAGGCTAGAGAATAATCTAACGACTAGAGCTAAATTACTTAACGAAATTAATACTGATTTATCAATAGAAGAAGCTCAAGCTATAGTTACAGAAAACGAGAGGGCAAATGGCACAGGTCAAGAGCAAAGAGGATTATTTAATAGAACATTCCAAACAACTCGAAGAACTGAGGAACAAGGCGGATAGTATAGAGTTAGAAGAAGGAAAGTTCCTAGACTCACCAGAAGAATACGCAGAAGACTTAATAGAGAAGACTATTATTCAATTTCTACCTGACTTTATTAAAGCTAGAGAAGAAGGCAAGAAGTTAGCGAGGCGATTAATTGATTGAAAAAATAGAAATTAACTTTAGCTTCGGCAAACTCTTAAAAAATCTTGATAAAGTCTTAGAAGAAAATATGATGGATAGAAAAGAAATATTTGCTCAGGGTATGAAAGAAAATATTCAAAAGAAAAAATTCAAACCAATTTCAAAAACTACGAAAAGAATTAGAGAAAAAGGTTTGTCAGGTCATGTTAAAAGCAATAATTTTAAAACTACAAGCTCTAAACCCTTAATACATACAAGTAAATTATTAAAATCAATAAAACCTGTTCAAGATGGTGTTTCTATGTTAGAATATGGGAAATATCATTTAGAATATCAACAGATTAGACCAAATAAATGGACAGAAGCTATGAAAAAAAGGAATATAATATTAGATTTTGCTCCTGTATTTGAAAGAAACTTCTTACCAATAACTAAAAAAGGAAATTTTAGTGGAGTTATACAAAAAAAGATGAAAATGCTTGATTTAAAACTGCACAGAAATTTAAGTAAAAATTTGAGGAAGTAAAATGGCAGAAAGGGCATTAACAGATGAAGAAATCAATGAAATCCTTAATAAGTATGAGGGAGAAGTTACTGAAGAGGATAGAAGACTCCTCTTATGGATCGCTCTCGGACTCGGATATGATATTTCTATCTTTACTGCTAGAATTGAACGAGAGATTGCAGTCCTTAGAGCGGCAGGGGCAACGGAATCTGGAATTATTGGAGCTATTCGAAGAGACTACGAGACCAACGGAAGAATATTTGGGGAATTACGAAATTCCATTAAGCGAGGAGTTGTACTTGGAATTATGCAAAGTTCTAGGCTCGGACAGAGTGCCATTTATGGCGATAGCGTAGAAACATTTAAGTGGGTAACGATGCAAGGCGGAAAAGTATGCGAAGATTGCCAACCAAGAGCAGGACAGGTAGCGACTTGGCAAGAATGGGAAGCTATAGGGATGCCAGGGAGTGGATGGTCAAGGTGCGGAGCAAATTGTTACTGTATGTTAGTTCCAGAAGGCGTTAAAGTATCAGATACAGTCAAACGAGCCTAATTTTTAAATTTTCTTACCTTAGCCTCAATACAATTATCAGTAGAATCAACCTCCTTTAAAGTATAGCCTGTTTCGAAATCATAATCAAAATCACTAACCTCCCATTGACAAACTAAACCCTCACTATCATAAGTTTCATCAATTCTAGGATATAAACAGTTTAAACTCTCACCAATAAACATAGTAGACACTACAATAGTAACCCAAGTACCAAATATCATTCAATCCCCATTTCTTTTTCTCTTTTTTCTAATTCTGCATACCATTCTCTCTTTGCTTCACCCTTACGCCTACCTAAAGGCTCTAATCCTACCTTTTTAGCCCTTTTCATTCTTCTATATGAATCTAAACTCTTCTTCCTGTTCTTCGCTCTTTGTTCAGGCGTAATCTCAGGCTTATACCCATAATCCTTATTTAGTATCTTTTCGACTCTTTCTTTTTCTTTCCTAGCCCTAACCCTAGGTTTATCATTATTTGAGCGTATAGGGGCTAATTCTTCGCTTATTTCAATAGGTTCGACATCTATTACATCTGCATTTATTTCTTTTGCTCTCAAAAACTGATCATAAGGGCTTTCATGTTTAACACTTATACGCTTAACCATTTTACCATTAATTTCAGCACAATACCTGGCTGCTTGTACATTACCGAGCTTAGCTTCTCTAACCATGGCGGCATTTACTTGAGCTTGTGAAATACCCATAGTAGACATATACTTCTCATAGACAGCATCATTAAAAGCAGGGTCTTTACGCCAATTCTTAAGTGTCGACAGCGAAATACCACAAACATTAGCAATATTCTCCATATCCAAATTAGGATTACTACCCATAACCTCTATAGCCCTATCTTTATATTCTTTTTTAAGTATCTTTGGCATACAACTAATATATTACCCTTTTGACCAAATATCAAATTTTTTTCCAAACTTGACTTGTTTTTTCTATTTTGAGAGTTTTAGTAACCCCCCAACATGGTTTTTCGTCATACGGGGCATGGGGTGCAATTCAAGTTATAAGGATCATTTAAAGCACTTCTTTAAGCGTTTAAATCGTTGTAACTGGACAAAATGAGAGGCAAGGAAACAGGTAAGAAGACCGATTAAAACAAGTATTTAAAACAATATTAAAAGAAATAAAAAAACCTATAAGAATAATATAATTAAAAGTTGTTTTTGTTTTGTTATGTATTGTATATATAAGAAAGTGAATAGATGCCGACGCAATTTTGAATTAAATTAAACTTTTTTACCCTCGATAAAATAAAAAACAATAAAATATAATTAGGTTTTATTAAATAATATTAATAACTTTAGTTACTTAAATAATTAAATAAGGAATTAAAACAATGTTAAATAAATTAAAAAATAAATTAGATAATATAGATAATGATAAATTAGAAAAGTTTGTTTTTGTGTCTATGCTTGTAATGATGGTAATACATATAATAATAAATAATTAAATAAGGAAATAAAATGAAAGTAAAAGAAAATAAATTAAATTGGAATGGCTTAACAGAAAAACAACAAAATTTTGTTGAAAGTTTAGTAAATAACGAGGTTTTAACCCTTGCTAATGAATTAATTGAAGATGCTTTAAAAAATGAATATATAGAAATATATAATGAATATGATGAGGAAACAGATAATTACAAAGAAATATTTTGTTACTTTATTGTAAGTAAGTATTTATATGATCAATTAAATAGTATTGATGCTTGTATCTTTGAATATAAAGGCTTGTTTTTTTGGGGTAGAACTGATTTTGGTCAAAGTTTAGATATGAACCACGAATTAAAACAAATAGCAAGTAATTTAATAAAAGATTAATAAAACATATTAGAAAGGGTTTAAAATGGATAAATTATTAAATATATTGTTTTTTATAGCGTTTTTCTTGATGTTTGGCGAACCTGTAATAATGCCTATCATATCAATAATATTAATGGTTATTATTAAATATTTAGATAAAAACAATAAAATATTTATTAAGTAAATAAAGACCCATTTAATAATTAATTTTATTAGATGGGTTTTTTATTACCTAAATATATATAAAATCAATTTTAATGCATTAAATCGATTAAATAAAGAGTTTTTATTGGTCAGATAACAAAACATATTACAAGCTAATTTTGAACGCTTAAAAGCTAAATTTAAATAATCATATATTAAATTAATAATTGATTTTATTAAATAGATTTTTAATTATCTTGATTAGTTAAAGTATCACTTTAAGTGATTGCAAACCCTATAATTTAGGTAAGTAAGTACTCACTTTTTAGATAAAAAAATAAGCTAATTTTGAGAATATTTTTATGATTCAGCGTTATAAATATGGGTTATAATTTTGGATTATAATTTTGAAAGTTAATTTTAAAAAATAAATAAATAAGTTGCATTATATTAATTATAAATATTACATTAATAATAACAATAATAAAGGAATTATAAATGACTAAAGAAATTTTACAAGAAATTAGAGAATCATTAGAAGATACTTTACAATGTGAAAAAGAAAGTTTTGATAATGGTAATGAAACAGATAAAAATATTGAAGGATGGATTGAGGCAACAGAACACGCTTTGTTTGTCCTAAATGATACAGAGCGTAGATATAAAGAAATGGGAAAATTATAAATAAAGGAGTAAAAATGAAATTTGATTTAGATAAAATAGATGCAATTATAAAAGATGAAGAAATAAATGGTTTTTCTATATGTACAAATTGCGATACTACATATACTAACTATGAAATAGAAAATGGATTACAAACACCTTGTCCAAGTTGTTATAATTGCGATGATTGTAGTTGTAATTGTGATGAGGAGAATTAATGGAAGATAGAGAAATAACTATAACCACACCTATAGGCTCAATAAGTTCAGATAGTGGTAACCATTTTGTAGATGTCGCAACAATTTGCACCATTATAATTATAATCTTAATTTTTAAAATGAAAGGGAAATAATATGGAAGTTAAACCAACAACATATCATTCTTCAGCGATAGAAAACTTGGAATATATAGAAAGTGTGATAGACTATTTAGTTTCTCACTTATCTCAAGATGTAAAGTTAAATATTGATAGAGATGATTTATATTCTGCGATTGCTTGGTTAGCAGAAGATTTAGGATATATATATTCTGATGGTGGATATATGAAAAAAGAAGATTATTTAAAGGAGATAAAATAATGGAATGTATAGAATGTTATGATGACGAAGCTGGGTGGATAACTCCAGAAGGATACGCTATTTGTACAAGGTGTGTTAAACAAAAAGAAAGGGAAGAAAACAATGAATGATTTAGATATGATGTTGTGTGAATATCAAACCAAGTTTGGAGAATTACTTAAAATTGTCAATAAAATTTCTGATAATTCTAATCCAAGTTTTGTTAAAAAAGAAATTGATAAATTTAAAGAACATTGGAAAATAGATGAGTTATAAATTTGATAAATATTTTACTTTTATAGTTATAATTATAATTATAATTTTGATAAGTAATTTAACAATGTTAATTCTAATTTATGATTTAATGGATAAGATATACTTTATCTTTAGAATAATAAAATGAAAGGAAAAACAATGACCATTAGAAAGCACATATTGAGTTATTTAACTCAAATAAAAGATAGTATAGGACAACCTACCTTTAGGACTTCAGACATACAAGGTTTAAGTTTTAAAGGGGAAAGTAAGTTTGGTAGAATGTTAGGTTCGCCAAGCACATACGAGAGAGAATTTAGGCGTATGCGACAAGAAGAAATAATTATGGTAACAGAAGGTAGCAAATTACCTAATCAAAAACAAGCAACTTGGATAATAAAGGAGATAATATGAAGAATTATTTATTAAAAGTAGATGAAAAATTGTGGACAAAGTTAAAAGTAAAGACTGCACAAGACAATATCACTATTAAAGCTAAATTACTCGATTTGATTAAGAATTATGCTTCATAGCATTATAAATTATGAGTAATATTTTATAAAGAAAAAAGAGCCTCGCAAAAGGCTCTTGATTCTTCGATAAACAATGAAAGGAAAAGTATGTTAAACTTTGATTATAATTTAGCATTTACTTTCCATAACTTCAAAGGAGATTAGATGGCTAAAATTAAAGAACTTCAAAAAAAATATTCATTATCCAAAGACGATTTTTGGAATTTAACTGGAAATGTTTGGATTCTGACTCATGACGCTGTAACCAAGATTGGACAAATTGAAAATGTTATATTTGAAAATCCAACAATAGTAGAACATAGTAGAGAACATTGTGTTCTTATGGGAACTGCTACCATTATAAAAGAGGATAAAAAAATAGCAGAAGAATGGACTTTTGGCGAGGCAGATAGAAAAACTAATTGTAAGAACTCTTACATATATGCTATGGCTGAAAAGAGATTAAAAGATAGACTTACCCTAAAACTTATTAGTGCTTATGAGTATGGAATTTACTCTGATACAGAGGCAGATTCTTTTAAAAAAAAAGATAAAGTGTCTGACGGACTACCTCTAAATAAGTCTAAAAAAAGTTGGGCAAAGAATAAAATACAACCAAAAGAAGAAGAACTATTTTAAGGAGATTGTATGATAT